AGTTGCACCATCTGCTACAACTGAAGCGTGGGTATCTGCGTTAGTAGTTATCCCCTCAGTTCCGTAACTAAGACCTTCACCGATTAACTCTAGGTTGGTGTTTGTTGTTGTACCCCACGTTCCACTACCATCACCTGTAGCAAGCTCGTTGAGTCTTAGATCATTAACATATGTACTAGCCATGTTTATTCCTCGTTAAAAAAATTATATACCATTATGCAACTTGACTCCAATCAGGAGATTGAGTTGTAGAAATTGTTGAAAAATTAGAAGTTTGAGAAGTATCTACTTCTCCCCATACAAGTAAATTATTACTATTTACAACACCTGTAGCTAAAACTCCTGTTGGGAACATATTAGCATCAGCTAATGGTGTTACGCTATTTAAAGCTGAAGTTCCTACTAATCCTGTTATTGAAAGTATGTTGTCAGTAATTGTACTGACACTACCTATTGCTGTTGTTCCTACTACATTTGTAGGAAAAATATTAGCATCACAAGTTACAGTTTCATCACCTAGTCCTACTGTTGATGCTGTACCACTAACTCCTTGTATTGCAAATCCAGAAGCTACTATAGTACCAACTGCACCTGTACCTGCTAATCCTGTTTCTGTTAAATTACAATCGCCTGTAACAGTTTCAGTGCCTAATGCAGTTGTTCCTGCAAGACCAGTAATAGATACTTCAACACCAGTTGTACCCCAAGTACCTGATCCCCAAGTATCGCGACCCCATCCAGTAGCCATTTTTTACTAAGCTATTCTTATAACAGCGTTTGAAGCATCAGCAGTAGGGAATGTAATAGTAAATGAACCAGCCGTACTAGTCTTATCTCCGCCAAAATCAAAAACTGCAACAGTAGGATCACCAGAAGCTGTGTCATTGAATATCATGCATCCTCTTGCAGTTATAGTAGCTGTTCCAAATGTAAGGTCTGCAAAATCTGTAAAAGCTGTTGTTCCTGAAGTAGTAGGATTAATTCTAGTTAAAGATGCACCTTTAGCAGTATAGTTTGTACCACTTGCTTCGTTAGTTGTTGTGTAGGCTGTTGTAGATGCCGACATTGTGGCACTTGATGTATATAGTGCTAGTTTAAAATCGTTGCCGCCAGAAAGTAAAAAATTGTGTTTTGCTTCTAACAGTTCTTTTTTAAATGAGGTTGCCATTGCTTGAGTGATAGCCATAGTTAAAGTCTCCTAATGATGTTGGCTAGGTCTTTATGACCTTGTTGTTCTAGTTGATTACCTATCGTACACATATGATTCTTAATTGCTTCTTTCATATAAAAATTAATAACAGTATGACATAAACTTTTAAATGCATGGGCTTGTGCTTTTATAGATTCTGGTGCTGTATCACTAATAGATATTATTTTATCAGTAGCCATTTTTGCTACTTCTTCAGAAGAATGACCTCTATTATGTGTAGTGGTTACACCTAAACTTCCTATTGAGATTTTAAATTCATCTGTTTGCATTAGTATTCTCTTTTAGCATTAAGTTACTGGTTTTCTTGGCGGTCCTGATCTGTAATTATCTTTAGTATCTCTGCCTTCACCTAATACTTTTAATCTATCTATTGCTAAAGCAAATCTTTCTTTATAGTTTGCTAATACATCAGCTTCACCTTTCATAAAAGTATAAGCTTCAACTAAACTTCCATACAATAAACAGTCTGATGCATTTGTTCCTATCCAAGTTGTGCCATCACTAGTAACAGTAATTGATGTTGGCTTGTATCTATAATGCAATTCAGCCGTTAAGTTTGCATTTGGAGTAGGTGCAACAATAAAACTTTCATTGTTAAACATAGCATAATATTTAGGAATACCTGTTGTACTGCTTGATGGATAAGCTTCTCTCATAAAACTTACATCTTTAAACAATAAATATTCATAACCACTATTATCTATAGCTAATGAATAAGGTGCTAAAAAGTCAGTAGGCATTGTAAGGTATTCATTACCAGAGGTTAATTGACCTGTTACACTTTTTCTAAAGTAAGGTAAATCAACTAATTTAATAATAGCTTCTTCTGCTTCTAGAATAAATTCATCTAAATTATTTACAAAAGTAGTTTCAGTATTATTAGTATAATCTTGTATAGATTGTTTTAATGTTGTAAATGTCCATGCCATTAGTTTGTACTCACTGTTAATTTGCCTAATTTAGCATTCATAGTTAATCCCATCGTACTTGAACCAAAAGCAGTTACACCACCACCTATTGGATCAAATGATGAATATCTTGTAGATGCTGATTCTCCAGTATCTGGTCTACTATTATATAATGCCTGTGGATCACTAATATTAAGCTCGCCTAATTTAAGTTGAGGTTGATCTTTATCTAGACATTCAGTGCAAACTCTTTGACCATTTCTTCTTGAATCTTCAATTTGATAATATAATTTATTTAGATTGTAAGTAAATCCACATCGATCACAAATACCTAATGCTTTTTTTCCTCTTGCATAAGACATAATTAATTATAACTAATATCTGGAACAAAACGTACTGATGCTCTTTCTCTATCTGCATCACTAACATCTTGCCATAACTCATCATATCGTTGCTTTATCATAGGAACTCTTATTTGTGCTTCTGGAGACTTACAAGCAATATTATGAGCAAGAGCATAAGTTAAACAAGGTAAATATCTTGTAGGAACATCTGCATTATTATTAGCTGCTGTACCTACATCTTCAATTTTTTTAACATAGTCATAAATTAATGTATATGTTTGAGAACTATCAGGTGTTGACCACAATACAATGCTGTTAGTTCCTGTATTTTTATCTACATAAAATTGAGTAGGTTGTGATTGTGTTAATTTTGTAGCTTGATGGTTATATTCTGTTCTTGATATACGAGTTAATCTTTGATCAAATTGTTTACTAGTATCACCAGCATTAGTTCTAATAAATGCATCTATTACATCCATAGCTGATGCATCTAAATTATAAGTAGATGTGCCAGCAGTTAATGTATTTGACCCTTGTTCAACAGTCCAAAGGTTTAACCCTTTGTTTTGCCATTCTAAAAAAACTAAATTTAAAGCTCTTTTAGCACCACGATAGTCATAACCTGTGCGTAATTCTAATCCACACAGATCATAGGCTTCTTCTAATATATCGCCTATATCTAAATTAAATGTATTTGTTCCACTAGTAGCCATTGATTTTCCTTAACATTTCCATCTTCTACGAGCTTGTCTTATCCTTGAATCAGGATCATTTCTCGTTTTAGCTGAACTATTCTTTAATTGTCCTGCTGACCTTGCACAATAAGACTTTCTACGTTTAGCAGATTTACTGCCTTTTTTTACTTTACCTGTAACAGCAGTCTTTAACTTACTTCCAGGATTTGCTGCTCTATAAGCTTTAACACCTTTAGCAGTCATTCCAGCACCACTTTTTGTAGGGCGATAGTTAGCGCCCTTACCCTTAGTAGTTTTTCTTATAGGGGTTTCTCTTTTTCTTCTAGAAGCCATTAATCAGCAAATTTAGTAGCGGCATTTGATCGACTATATTTTCTTCCTCTTGGTTTTTTATCATCAAGACGTTGCTTGCTTCTAACCCCAATAGTAGTAGTTGATCGTGGGTTTTCATCTAATTTTGCTTGAAGCTCTTTCTTTTTATATCTACGTTTATTTTCTTTAAGAAGATGACCACCACCTTGCATTTTAGTAATACCGCCATCTTTATAATTTAGTTTTTTTTTAGTCATTCCGCCACCATACATCTTTTGTACTTCATCTTGAAAAGATGGTGTAGTGTCTTTAGTCATACCGCCACCACGAAACATTTGACTCATTGGTGGTCTTTGATTCATTACTCCGCCACCCATATATTTAGTTTTTCCACCATCCATATATGCATTTTTCATTTGATTTTTTTTCTTTAAACCCATATCTTTCATTGGCATTTCTTTCTCCATAGATTAAATATAATACCCTGTATTTCAAGGGTATCATAAATATTAAACAACAATTAAATTACTTTTTTTGTGAAACTTTCTTTTTAACTTTTTTATGCGTGAAACACAGTCATTGTAAGAAAAGTAGATACAGTATACTGAATATAGATTCCCTCACTAAATACAATGCCTTCTTCTGGTATAACTACATCTCTAGTTGCATCAGCATCACCAACCGAACTTAACCCCATAACATTAGTTCCTGTAGGAGAACTATTATGAAAGTTTGTAGTACCTGCTGTTGCTGTACTAGTTAAGAATATACCTTTTAACCTCGATCTACCTGCAAATATAACATCTGCGGCTGAACCATTAACTCCTGCTGAAACATTTCCTGCTGGATTACCAACGGCTGAAATGCCCGATATAGTTAAAAAGTATTTAGTACCAGTAGCTGTACCAGCATTAGCACCTGTAATGGACTCGGTTTGAGCATCCCCATTAATATCAGTCCCTGTGACTGTAAACGACTTAGCTGCGTCATTCCCAGCCGAGAGTATAGTAACTACCCTCCCATGACTGAGTGCAACTGCTCCGCCAGAAGCTAACGCTCCCCCTATTACAAGGGCAGCGTTATTTCCAACTGAAGTTGCTACTGATATTCCATCAGCATCTAAGGCTACTGTGTCTGCAGTTATAGTAACTGCTTTTACATCTGATCTAGCCATAAATTACTCCTAGATAATACCTGTAAGGTTGATTAATGAATAATCAGTAGTTACGTTAACAATCATAACTGTACCGATTACTTGTATCACATCTCCTGCGGCTGGCCCTACTGCACCTGCTGCTCCTAGAGGTACTGCATGGTTGCCCACAACTAATGTACCTGAAGTTAATACAGCTTGCGGCCCTGAGACTGCAAACCAACCATAAGCACTTGCTGCCATATCAACAACTGTTACACCTAGTGTAGCACCTGTAGTGGTAGCGGCTTGAACAATTTGCGCACTACGAACATCAGGAATTAATGTAACTCTTGAACTGGTAGTTATTGCAGTTGCTAGATCGTCATAACAAGTTATTACGATAGATGGATCTGATGAATGGTCATGTGCTGGGTTAGATTT